CGGCGAGCTCCCTACTGAAGTCGCGAAAATATCGACTACCCTTGCCGTCTCTTCTGCAGTCATTCCAAACTGGTCGAGAGTGTCGGTAACAAGCTCCGCCGTCGGTCTGAGATCTGAGTGCATGGCTTCTGCGAGGTTTGAAACCGGACCTATCATTGCCTGTATGTCTTCTTTCTTCTTTCCTGCAGACGCGAGCGCGTAAGCGGCCGATGCGATCTCTCTAGTCATGAACGAAGAGTTCATCGCAACTTCATTGATAGTGGCCGACAGTTCCTGAAAGTCGGTTTCACTTCCCTGCATAACAGCGTTGACGTTTCTCATCTCTTCTTCGAAGCCCATGAACTGCTTCAAAGCGAGACCAAAAGGAGCGGCGATGGCTGCACCCCAGCCCATCATGGTTAGACCGGTCTGCTGAAGCTGCGATCCGACTTCTCGCAAACCTCGCGTCTGCTCTTTGACCTTATTCAGTTCATCCGAGGCATAGTTCATAGCTCTCAAGACAATAGAGACTTCAGCTTTTGCCGCCATAGACAACCTCTCCTTGAGCTTTGAATAGTTTGATTAAAGTGACAATGGGAGTCTCCCATCCCCAGGGGAGACTCCCCATTAACCACGCCGACTGTGCAAAGATCTTCCAGATCAGGATTTCGTAATCGTCTTCTGCTCCTTTTCGGAGCCTTCGGGAAAATCTTCCAGTTCACCCTTTGGAAAGGCCATCATTATTGAGTTTGTCAGAATTTTCATGAGATCCGTGAACTGGAATAGACCAATGTTCTCTTTCGTGACTTTAAGCACTTCTCCTTTTTCCGGTCCGAAGTCCCACGAATCGATAACAGCCTCCGCGAGGGAAAGCACAGCATCAAGCTCTTCCGTAGTGAGATCGATGCCTCCTTTTTCAAGCTTAGGAGCTATCTTCAGAGCAGGACTCAGAAGGAAAATCTTGGATCCCGGGAGAGGTTTGAAAGTGACGTTGTACTCGTTGATCCTTACCGTCTTACGATAGAAGGGTGTTATTATTTCGTGCTTCATGGCTTACCTCCATCAGGAAATAGTCACACTCTCAATGCTCATCTTTATCGGGATCTCAACGGGTCCGGTAGCTCCGAGATTTACGGACGTTTCACTGGCCACCATTCCACTGCAAACGATTGTGACAGTAGTCTGGCTTGCAAGAGGATCACCATTCTCGTCATAGAACTGAGCGGAGAAAGCTGCTGAGAGCGTGAAGGGTGTGTCTTCAGGAAGCCATTCCCCCACAAGCACATCGGCAAATGAGGACGATGGAGAAACGGTGACAGTTCCCTCGAAGACAAACGGCCCCTTGGAGAAATCCTGAGGATCGAGCGAAGCTCCGCGTATGGCGTTNACTTCTCTGCTGGCCGACACGTCAACCTTTATAACAGTATCGCTTGAGCCGGAGAACGAGATGGACGCATCAGACATGACGAAGAAGCCTTTCACGTATTCGACATCAGACGACGTTAGCGCGGTGATGCTGCCCATGCCCTTGCCGACAAAATCTACGGCATATGTGAGAGGATTTCTCTCATCGAAGGCGAGTCTAAGAGTCTTCACGACAGCGTCTTCGAGTTCTATATCGTGGAGCTGGACATCGAAGACATTGTCCTTGACCAATAGAGCAGCCAGAAGTGTGGCATCCGGTACATCTCCGGACCAGCTGCATTCGTAGTCGTGCGCNTTGATTCTAGCCTTTGTTATATTTCCTATGCCGCTCCTCTGAAGTGTGCTGGTCTTGATGGCTGGTTTGGCGTCTGAGACCAGCCCACAATCGTATGTTGTTTCTCCTTTGATTATCCTTGCATATACATCAGCTCCGGTGAGAGCCATAATTCTTCACTCCTTCTACTGAATTCTGAACCTCAACCTGACCCCGACGGCCTTGACTTGGAAATCGGGGAGCTCAGAATAATCTAGGTAACTCTCGTCTTCGAAAGTGCACAGATAGTGTCTCGTGATCTCTCCGTCCTGAACAGGGAACCTCATAGACGCGAACTTCGCATGCATGAATCCCGAGAATCGAACTTGCTGCCTCTGAATATCCCAGTCAAACCATTCGGATTTGAAGAGAGCTGTCGCTTCCACGAGAAATTCACGGAGGTCTCTGATCCCCACCGCTTGGAGAGGCTGAGAAGAAGACGGCGTGATGACCACAGTGGGGTAATGATCCCAAACGTCGAGTTTTGGAGCATGGCGGACATACTCTATCGAGGCTACGCCAAGGTATTCCCTTAACCCGTTCTCTTGAAGATAGGTTTCCAGAGAATCAAGAATGTTCTCCCTTACGTGTATAATCTGATCCTCAGTCATCTGAAATACCTCCCGAAGAGATCTTCGATATTCCTGATATCCTGCGTTTGCCAGACCATAAAAGCCCTCTTTGGTACACCGTAGCCCTCCTGGTGATAGACTGCGTAGTCAACGTTTGTCGCTACTTTCGCGTAGTCCTTTCCCCACTGGGGGTGTATGCTCTGTCTCAGCTTCTTGGTCCGGTAGCCCCTCCCTCCTCTTGAAGAAGGGACATTGACTGAGAACACGAGCATCGGATAAGCCGTTCCCTTGTACTTGATCTTGCGTCTCTTAGTGCTTTCAGCAAGATCCGGCCACTTATCAGGTCTGCCGCCTTCGTCGAAGTTTTTATGAACGGATGAGAGCATCACGTTGGCGCTGTCCCTCATCACTGGTGTCAGGTCACCAAGCTTTTTCTGATATTGATTCAAGAGCGTGTCGAGTTTTTCTGTCCTGACTTCTATCTGCATTCGATCACCACTTTTCCAACTCTTCGCTTGTGAACACTTGATCGTTTGACTCCATAGCAAAAGCCGGACCGGGTTGGACTTGAGGGACCTGAGTATTCAATCTACGTTCGGCCTGAACCTGGGCTACGAGTTGTGAGTACTGCGCAAAAGTGTTTTGAGCCAGTTCCAGCATTGAGAGCTTTTCGTAGGTCTGAGCCTTAGCGTAGAGAATTGCGAGTTTCTCTCTGATCTTTGTAGATGCCTCTATTGAAGAAGCCAGGGTCTCCCCTTCAGAGAGGAAACCCTCGACCGCTTCAAGGACATCATCGACTATCTTTGCCCTGATGCTTTCGGGAAAACTCAGGACAAAAGCATCAACGTCGATCATAAGGCATCAGCCCTTAGGCCACTGTAATTGCAGCTTTTATGACACCCTTTGAGTGAAGTATCACAGGCAGGCCATGGCTCTCGGCGAAGACTCTCTTGCCTCCGGGATTCACGATGTTCTCCGAGTAAGCGTAGATCTCTCCCAGGACCGGCCCGTTCTCGCTGAACGAGGCAGCATAGAAGGGCTTGAAGAGTTCTGGCGAGGTGAGTATGCACAGATCGCTCGCCCCATGAAGATCGACTTCTGAACCGGCTTCGGTCACTATGGTTTCATTAAACTCATAGATGTTCAGACCCTGAATGTTTCCTATGAACGGGAAGTCATAGGTGAGACTTCCGGCTTCGATCCTCCTGTTGTCCATGAGTTTTTCGAGAGCGGTGTTCTCGATGAGGACCTTGGCGACATCAGGCGTAACGAAAGCTAAAGTCGGCATGACCCCCGTCTCTTTTGCCATTTCGACTCTCCACTCCCTGAGATCTGTGAGAGGAGCCTTCGAAGTCGGATCGGACCAGTCGGAAGACTCTCCCATGAAGCCCGAGTCCATGTTGAAGTCGTACTCGAACTTCGTGTCGGTTCCTGAATAGGTGACCTTCCCCGTCAAGAGGATCTGGGCGAGCATCCACTCCCACGCAGCGGTTATGGATTCTCTCTGTTCCTTCTGAGTGTCCGCTATCCAATTGCTTAGGTGGTCCATCTGTACCTGGGTAAGTGGTTCTCCAGCGTCCCTCATCGTCCAGATCTCGTCGTAGGTTATGTCGTCGTAGAACTTCACCGTGGGTGGTTCGAGTGTCACATGAGTGTAGTTCTTGAGGTTCCTAGCAGGTGCCGGGCTCGTCCTCTTCACGAATCTTGGAAGGATCGGACCCACTCTCTTGATGTCGAACTCTATTGTCTTAGTCGCGGCGTACTTGGCCGGATTAGACCGCGGACTCTTGAGAAGCAAGTCCACTAGAAGCCTCGGGACCGGTTTAATCTGCTTTATAGCTTCGGTCAATGTCCGATAATGAAAAACATCTGGGATGGTTGCCATTCTTTTCACTCCTTATTAGTATGATTCAACGAACCAGAGTCTGGAGAAGAGATCGCTCTTGGCAGTGGCTAACTGTGACGCGAGAAGGGAGTTGGTGATCGCTTCGGCGTACACAGCCCCATGGATTATCAGGGAGACCGGCTGGGCGGCGCTGGAGACATCGATCGGCTCGATCGAAATTGCGAAGGCCTCATCAGAACCGTCCTGAATCTCTACGGCGTCATTTAGGTCAGCTGTCTGAGCGTCTTCTGTGCCAACTGAGATCGTGTTGTTTTCAACGTCGACTCCTGTTAGAGCAACAGCCGAGCCGCCACCGATTGTCACTGAATCACCGACTTTGAAGACTGAAGCGTCAGCGACCTTGAAGGTGCTTGTCGCACTTCCTTCGGCTTGAGTTAAGTAGCTTACGCCGAGAGGCCTTACTTTTCCCGCGTCTTCCCCACTGGTTATCTTTCCAAAGATAGTCCCCGCTTCGATCTTCGATCCGCCGACTCCGCCAATGACATTGAAGCTCTGTCTGACGTCGGGGTGGACTAAGGAAACTACCTTTTTGAAACTGCTGTCCTGGTAAGTGATTCCTTCAGGCATTTCTTTTCACTCCCTTTTATTATGATTGTTTGTTCACTCTGCCGGCTATTCCGTCGGCAATCTTCTTGAGCTCGTCTTCGCCGCCAGTTTGTGAACCGCTCTGGCCAAGCGGGACTTTTTCAGTGTTCTCGAGAATGTCGTCGAAGAACTTAAGATCATCTTCTTTCTTGAGCTCCGGCTTGATCTTCTCGAGGACAGCCGGCTTGACTCCCTTATCGGTCCAGCCCTTTGCCCAGTTGCTTACTTTCTCAGAGAAGAGTTTCTCTTCGGCTTCCTTCTTCTCTTTCTCAAGGGCCTCGAGCTTTGTCTTGGTTTCCGAGAGTTCCTTGTTCACCGAAGCGAGGGTTTCTGAGAGTTCCTTCTCTTTCTTGTCCCTTTCTGCTCGAAGATCTGTAAGTTCCTTCTGGGACTTTTCATAGAGATCTTTGAAGTCCATTTCTTCTTCCTCCTCTTTCTCAAATTCTGAAAAGTAGACTATCTGCTCCATATCCGGCACCGCTGGCATGTTTGTGAGGGCAGCTCCTCTAAGGACCGGTCCTGCGTCTTTGCCGGTCTTCTTGTCCATGTACTTCTCTGCATATGTGGCGCTCATGTATTTGAACTTCTTTCTCTTGATGAGTTCCACGGCTTCCTCATCCGGTTCGGAGTAGACCCACAGTCCGTCGCCTCTGGCCTCGACCTTGGTGATCTTTCCGTAGGCGCCGGGATGGTTCGGGTCTTTCCCGTGATCGATGTCCAGCGAGAGTTCATACGAGGGGATCCCGTTCTTGAAGTTCTCCTCGATTTTCTGAGCGAGCTCTTTTGTCAGAGAGACCTTCCCGTATCTGGGGTCCTGAAACTCTATATACGGCAGGAGCCGGTACCAGAAACCGCCTGTTTTTGCGATTTCTGCAAGATATTTGTCTATCACTGTAAATCACCTCAGCAAATCAAATAATTCCTTTGCAGCCAGTCAAAGGCTCCCTTTACCGTGGGAAATCCAAACGGAAAGATCATTGTATCGCTGTCTTGCAGGTCGTCCTTTTCGATTATTCTGAAATAACAGTCTTCAGAGTCGCCTTCTGTGATCACATACATAATCGACCTCCAATAAAAAAGGAGGCCGAAGCCTCCTCGCAATAGTTGTCTTTCGCCTAGTCTCCACGCGCGAGCTTTATCATCTCTATGATCTTCTCGAATTCTCTTCTAACTGCGATGGGCGCCCCTTCTCTGAGAGACCAACCGTCTTCTCCCTTTAGGACCTTCTCTTCGTCTACCTCTACCCATTCGTCCCACCAGTCAGGTTTCTTGAACTGCACTACAGCACCCCCTTCAACCATTCGCCGAACAGAAGAAAGACTTCTTCCTTTCTGCCGGTCACATAGCCGGCGAAGAGTTCCGCGAACGCTTCCACCAGGCCGCCGTCTCTGGCATATCCCGATATGTCGTTGAGAGTAATTCCCCTCTCTTTTCTCATTTTCGAGATCCATGAAGTAAACTCTGTCCTCTTTCCGGTCTCTCTGAGGTAGTAGTCGATCCTGTGGCCGAATTCGTGGCAGATAATACCTCCCGCTTCGTGGACCGCCGACCACCCTGCGTTATAATCTCCCTCGATGGTCTTCCGGAGTTTGTCCGCGTTCTGCCAGAAAGTGTTCTTGACTACTATCTTGTCAAACCCCTGCGCGGTGTAAGCCAGGACATTGGGTGGTATCTTTCTCATCTGCCTGGTTACAACATCCTCTATCTGCTCGGGAGAAGCATTTGGGTATCTTTTCTCAAAGAACCTCGTCCAGGCTTCCCTGGAATTTCTAGTGGACGTGATCCCGTCGAATTGCTCCCATACCTTGGGATACTTCTCTTTCAGCTCTTTGAGCGTAGTGTTTATCTCCTCAGCCAGCTCTTCAGCTATACCCCGGTAATCACATTCTACCCCTAATACCTGTTTTGCATATTCTTCAGGAGTAAGCTTCTTCACGTTTTCAAGTATTCTCTTGATGTCTTCCGTGACCAGGAAGGTAGGGGTCGTCTTTCTACTGCTAATTAGGGCTTTTACCACGTCTCTGTCTACCCGCCTGTTTACGGGTACCGCTTCTGGGTGCTGGCTGTGTATTCTTTCCA